GTCCACACTTGATAAATCCCGTAAATTCATAAAACCTACGCCTGTTGGGATTGGTGGCTTTATGTTTGTGAAGCTCACCCCATGCGTTCCTGCGTTCCACAGTCCACCAGTCTGTCTTGGCGGTAGATTTCCATTTTTTCTGCAGCACCATTCCGTCTGTAAAAGAGAATTCAAGTGTATCATCACCGATAACGGTTATCTTCTGAACCCTTTCTGAGAATTGAGTTTCATCAAATTCATTCAATCCCAGTGCCTCGGCACAGACGGCTTTCAGCTTATTTTCGGGGATACTTTTGGCATCACAGAACTTTGCTCCCTTTTCACTTTTCGTTCTGCAAATCCAAATGTAGTAAACTTCGTTAGGATCTTTTCTCTGGCGTTTACCACTCCTGCGGTAATTCTTTCCACAGATAGGGCACTTGATTTTGCTTGTAAAACAAGATGTATTGATGCTCCAGTTCGCAAGCACTCCGAGTTCTCTGCGCCGTTGACGTTCTTTCTGTACTGCTTGGAAGATTTCCATCGGAATAATGGCTTCGTGTGTATTTTCCACCCAGTATTGCGGCAACTCACCATTATTCTTTTTGGACTTTCCTGTAATTGGGTCAGAAACATATTCTTTCTGAAAAAGCAGGTTTCCTGTGTAAGTGACATTACTCAGAATCTGTCGAATAGAAGAATTACTGAAGTGTACGCCCTTGTAGGACTTCACCCCCATTTCTTCAAGCTGTTTTTCTGTACTCTCAGCCGATAAACCATTCATAAAGTTATCAAAAATCAATTTGACAATTTTTGCTTCTTCCGGTTCTACCACCAGATGGTCACCTTTCCATCGGTATCCATAAATTTGGAAATGTCCATTCGGAATACCCTGTTCAAAGCGTTTTTTTGTACCCCACTTCACATTCTCGGAAATGGAGCGGCTTTCTTCCTGTGCAAAGGATGCCAGGATAGAAAGCATTAGTTCTCCGTCACCGCTCATGGAATTGATATTTTCCTTTTCAAATCGCACTTCCACGCCGATGTCTTTCAGATGTCTGACCGTTTTCAGAAGGTCAACAGTATTTCTTGCAAAACGCTGTATAGATTTGGTGAGAATAATATTGATTTTCCCAGCTTCACAGTCGGCAAGCATACGCTGAAATTCTGTACGCTTGGCTATCCCGGTGCCGCTGATTCCATCGTCAGCGTATACTCCGGCAAATTCCCATTCCGGCTTTTTCTGAATCAGTGCGTTGTAGTAGCTTATCTGTGCAGAAAGGGAATGGTGCATTCTCTCGGATTCCATTGAAATACGGGCATAAGCAGCCACTTTTTTCTTTGCTTTTATGGTTGGCATCTTCTGCTCGACCTTTGTGATTTTTGCCATGAAATCACTCCTTCCGCTACTATTTATCACTCTGAAAGTGCCTTAAGTCAAGCGAATATCGGAAAATAATGTACCCAAAGTTGGGCGGTATTTCTCAAGAAAAATTGTATCAATCTGACGATACTCATCTTCCGAAATAATCCCATCGGTCAGCATTTTTCGGGCAAGATACATGGTGGTCTGGTACAGCTTTTCGTTTTTGAACTCTTCCTTACTCATTTCTGCCTCCTTTGAAGCGGTCAGCAATGTAGCAAGTATGACTACAATACTTTCTTCGCTTATCGCCGTAAATATGAAATTCCTTACCACAATGTGGACATTTGAAATAGTAGACTGCCTTTCGCTTAACCTGATCCAGATGCCCGTTCCACCATTCGTTGCGGCATTTATCACAGCAGAAACGTTTCCTTTTCTGCTTTGCAATCTGCTGAATCGCTTTACCGCAGTTATCACAGTATGTTATTTCTCCAGTAGTGACTGGCGAGAGTTTATCTACTTTTGTTTCAGTGATAGCATTTCTGCGGCAGAATGATTTTACTGTATTCAGTGATATTCCAAGTGCCTGAGCAATTTTGCCATAGCTGTTTCCGGCAGTACGCAGTTTTATGATTTCTGCTTTCTGATTATCTGTCATAACGCTTTGACTCCTTCCATGGGATGGTTCTTGTTGTATCCCCCTCACTCACTACCGAAAAATTCAACCCCATCGTTATGGCTTCCGGAATCGGAACACTTGGAACACGAAAAATCCTATTATATTATAGATTTCATGAAAAAAGTGAATATATATAAAAATATGTATTATATATAGAAAGATAGGAATTTGGTGTTCCAACGTGTTCTCGTGTTCCAAAAGATAACCACCAGATGGCAAAAAAATAATGCCCACCAAGGAAATGACTCCTCGATGGGCATTACTGCTGTGTGGTTATTAAGTTATCCGAGCAGTTCATTGACTCGCTTCTGTACTGCATTGTAATCATAACCTGCAGCAGTCAGTTTCTGTTTACGTTCAGTACCATTGCCCCACTTTCCCTGAATAACCTCACGAGCAATTTCGTCAATGGATTTCTTGGATGGATAAACGATATTTCCGTTCCAATCAAAAACAGAATAGCCGTCTTTACAAGCTCTTTTCGCATTCTCCAAAGAGGCATATGCACCAATTTGACTTTTTGCATCATCCCATGTTTTGCGGACACGATAAAGCTGTGTTGTTGCAGGTGCAGAAGAACCGGAGTTCATGTAGGACTGCACCTTTTTCTTAAACTCCGCCCAATGCGGCAGAATGTACAGTGGACACATCTTGTAAGAATTTTTCGCTGTATTGAGATAATCCACAGTACCAGACTTCCCGTCACGGACATTCAGCCAGTGCGTGTGGGTGTAAAGGTGGTTGATGTCGAGATTGTATTTTTTCAGCAGCGCCGCCGCAAGTCTTGCACAGTTATCCTCGGACTTTTTATCCTTATCGTTGTATGCGGAAGACATAATACACTCAATCGCAATGGTTCTGCGGTTGCCGTTTCCTCTACCATCAGCGGCGTGCCAGCCACTAAGTGTTAAAGGTAGGTTCTGCCACGCACAGACGTTGTCAACGTAATAGTGAACTCTGACATCGTTCATATTTCCGTTCACTGTTGCTCTGGTGTACTGTTCCGCAGGAGTAGTCCCTGCAGCTGTTGTAATCCAATCGGTATTGTGAACAGTAACACCAATAATTTTGCCCTCCATGGAAGTGGAGGGCATATCGATGTTGTTTGAATTGTGGCTTGTGAGTAAATACTCATTGACGGTTACACCGCCGAGAGTTGTAGTTTTATCAGGTTTCAGAATTGCCATCGTCATTTTCCTCCTTGATTTCTTCTTCAATTCTGCCAACCTTAGTTTGCAGAACATCGATTGCTTTTTTGATTGCGGGTGGAAAAGGGACTCCCATAAGTGATGTATTTTCTACAATAGACAGCAGTTCATTCAGGCAAAAGCTAATGCAGACGGCATCACGAATGTAAGTTGTACCGAGCAGAATATCCATTCTCACTGCAACAGCAATAAGGAGCAAGGTGCAGACCTTTTTTGCAAGTCCAAACCAGCCCGCTTTTGAGGACAAACCTCCGCTGTCAGTGTGCTTTGATTTGCCCATGGTTGCAGTGACCACACCTGTAAAGAAGTCCACCCCCATAAATACAATAAGAGTAACAAGTGCAGAATCCCAACCGCCAAGCAGTGTGGTGATGAAGCCACCAACAATGCCAGCAATCATACAGATCCATTCTTTCATAATCATCATCCTTTCATAAATTTGATTGATTTTACCATCGGATGTGAGTTGTCCGATGTGCCTTTAAAGGCGAGGTAATATTCTCCATCCGGTACATTCTCCAGTGACTGCATCACAGAAATATATGTATCGGAATAAATCCATTTGAATGATAACTCCACTGCATTACCTGCCTGTATTTCCTCATAGATATACTGAGCAAGTTCTGAGCCTGTCTTATCTGTTTTCTTCACCAGATAAAACTCTGTCTCCTGTGATGCTCCTACTGTATAACTGAGAATCAAATGCATGGAAGAAGTCAGAACAACTGGTGTCAGACAAAGAACAAATACCGTTCCAGCCCAGCTGAAATCAGTCTGATTGAAGTATAGCGCATAGTCATTATCGGCACAGCAGAAATGAGGATAGCTTTCTGAAAATCCGACAAGAGAACGATAACCGTCATTGTAATAGGTGTAGATGTTCTCGCCATAAGTGGTAAGTGCATCGGTGCCGGATTCAAAAAGAACTGTATAGCTAATGGAAACTGCACTTTTTATTAGTTCTTCCAGGTATTCAGCATTTTCTTCAAGTTTTTGTAACTGGTCTTTGGTAGCATAATTGGACAGGTCAACTTCCGGTGCATCCTTTCCCGGTTGTCCGTCTGCGCCATCTTTTCCGTCAGCACCTTTCAAAGAGGCAAGCCATTCTGTTTCTGTTCCGGTAAATCCATGCTCTACGGCAATTATGTATGCGGATTTGCCGTCAGAGCCATTAACTCCGTCTTGACCATCTTTACCGTCTGAACCTTCAAGTGAAACAAGCCATTCGGATTCTGTTCCAACAAACCCGTTTTCTACAGCAATTTCATAAGCAGATTTCCCATCAGAACCATTGACTCCGTTCTGACCGTCTGTACCATTCTGACCATCAATGCCGTCTTGCCCTGGTGCACCATCGACACCGTCTTTGCCGTTGATACCGTCTTTACCATCTGCGCCTTTCAAGCTTTCCAGCCACTCTGTTTCAGTTCCAACAAATCCATTTTCCAATGCGATTTCGTACGCTGATTTTCCGTCTTTTCCTTTCTCGCTAATTTTCTGCAAAAGCTGCGTGTACAAATCAGGTGTTGGCGGTATCGGACTGTTGTCATCATCTCCCACAAATCCGGATTGACGAATATTCAGCGTGATAGGGACAGTCGTTGCACGAAGTCCCTCCGTATTCTCGGCATCATAACCGAATACTGACATTTTCACAGCACCTGCATGAAGTTCTGCTGGCAGCAAGCAAGACAAGCCATCCGTTCCAAGTACTCTGTTGTAAGTTTCATCGCACTGCGTAAACTGTACCACCTTATGGAACTTCTTCCAGTCACCGTCAAAGGTAAATTTTAACGTGACAAATGCAATCTGGTCGGATGCAATGATCTCACGCTCCAGAATTTCAATTTTCTGCTGTCTGACTAAAAATTTCAGCATCAACTCTTCACCTCAATCCACGTCTTCGATGTATTATCATACTCAAAATATCCGTCTGTACACTGGATTTTGGTTAGTCCGGAAAGGCTGACATCCATGCCGGAAAGTCCGTCCCAGTTACTTCCTTTTGTAATGCTGTCCCACTGACTTGTAGTACCGTAAAAACTAATACTTTCAAGACTGCTGCAGTAAGTAAAGGCGCATTCACCAATGCTCTTTACCTTTGCTGATATGGTCAAGGTCTTCAGATTCGTACAACCGGTAAACATAAATGCTCCGAGCAATGTCCCATTTATATGTGCTTCTGTCAGGTTCAAGCAATCACGGCACAGATATTTGCCGATTGCAGTCACACTTTCTGGAATGATCAGCGAAGTAATCGCCGTACCCCAGAAAACACTTCCACCAAGTGTGGTCACTTTATCCGGAATATTAATATCTGTAAGCCCATGCACATAACCAATGCGGTCATCGCTCTGCATAAAGGCACTGTCTGCAATAGATGTCAGACTGTCTGGCAGTGATACTTCTGTCAGGTTGACTGTATCCATAAACGCATCCTCTCCAAGATGCGTAATGCCGGAGGAAACAACAAGGGTTTTGATGGTTTCATCATCTCTGAATGGAGAATGATTGTCTGAATCATAATCATACATAGCACCTGTACCACGCAAAAGTAATTTTCCGTTGGAGTAAAGTACATAGTAGATATCCTCACCACACTGTCCAGTTTCTATAATATCACCTGTAAGATCATCGACTTTTGTTTGCAGCAAGTCCACGGTATACTGTAAGTCGAAAATCTGCTTGTTATAAGTGGCAAGAAGGGTGTCTATCTGTTCCATTTTCAGCAGCATTTCAGAGACACGACATTTTCCAAGAATACACTTCACATAACCGCACTTTTTCTCATCACTGCGGTAATCCTTGATATTGGACTGAGAAATGCTTGTGATACCGCCGTTCAAACGGACTGACGCAAGTGTCAGGTAAGTTTTCGTGTCTGTATTTTCAAAGGTAGGAACAGACGGAGAAGTTGCTGCTGTGCCGGACTTCACTTCCAGCTTGCAGGCACGAACGGAATCGCTCACATCACAGCTGATGCCTATGATTACATAACGGCTCAGAGATTCATCAACATACTGCCGCACGTCAAGGGTATACGCCATATCGTTGATGAAATAATGACCACCAATCCATGCTTTTCCTGTACCAATTACAACAGATAAATCACCGCCTGCGGTCACTGAAAAGTTATCTCCGTATGTATCAAGAATGCCGTTACAAATCAGGCTGGACAGGTAGCCTGTGAAATCTTCTGCGGTATACACTCTGTCCAGATTCTTTGCATTGAAAAATCCATATGAAAATGCCATAAAATCACGCTCCTTTGAATGTTGGTGTTAAGCTCCGACCATTCTGGTCAAAGCTTTCAATCATGCCGATCAGCTGTATTTTCGGCTGTATCAAGCCAAATCGTGTATGCTCCACTGTTACATAATCACCGACAAAGTAATCCTTGTTGTACTGATACTGGTTGGAAAATGCTGCGATAGTGGATTCCGATGCCGTCTGCGGAGAAATCATATTTTCTGCACCAGATTCTTTTAATAGTTCCAGATATTCTGCATCGCTGACCTCTTCCTCCTGTGCAGTGTTTCGCTCATCCACATACACTTCATATCGATCAAGGTAAGTAGGTTCTGTATCAGAATAATATGTAGTCCGTTTTCTTGCACTCCCTTCACCACTGCCGAAAACATATGCAAAATTCTTCTGTACAGATGAATCCGCAGCATAGGAAAATGAAAGCAGATTGTTGTAGGAATCAGAGAAAACAATATGCGGATTTGCAGATTGCAGAATACTTCTGTCCGTTCCCTCAAATAAATCACATTTCAGAGCATTGTTGTCCATGCGGATATTAGCAGAGCCGCCGATGGTTTCACAGATGGTATACAGCCATTCCATCAGATTATCATAGCTGACCTGCAGTCTTGTTTTGCCCTGCCAGCAGTCACCGCTAACTGTCCCCATGGAAAGTCCCAGTATATTGCGAATTCCGGCAGAAATGGCATTCCGTGATAGCACACTCCGAACAATATTTTCGTATGTATCATTTGATGAAAATGAAGGATAAATAATTCTTCGTTCCAGCAGGCAAGTGAGAAATCTGCCGGATACTGTGAGATAATCGCCATCCTCTGCATTGGTTTCAATTTTTACGGATTCAATGATGCCAAAGTGCTCCTTATCATCATCTCTGCCAACAATTCTGCCCAATTGAAAAGTCTCCACGTTATGCGGATTGGCAGCAATGTACACTTCAAATGAACCGCACTGATAATATTCCACGTCCCACAAAAGAGAGGAAAAGCTGTCGCAGACTGCAACAAGATCAATGGAAATTTGTTTTTCATTTGCTGTTAAGCTGTAAATTTCAATCTGCATTTTTCACACTCCTAAATAAGCATTTCTGTGCATCAGCGTGACCTTTAGATTTTTTACACCTCGCACCGCCTGAACATGAAATGTATTTTTGCCTTCACGCAGAGAAAGCCATGTGGAACCTGCCACCAGCCGATTGATGATATTACTGTCCACACCGTTACGGGTAAGGGTGATCGTTTTATTGCCGGTTTTGGTCGTGATTGTAATGACATCGCCTTTCAGAATGTCACCTTTGATTTGCAGATATTCTCCCGTATCGGCATTATAGATAGTCGGGGTATATGCCGCAATTTCCGGCACGGTTTCACTTGATGAAGCTTCTATCCGGATTGTAAATCCTGTTTCATCTCCATCATTCTGTATGATGATGTTGTCGGTGGTGTTGTAAATGCCCAGGGGAAAAGGAGCATCACTTTCCGGAAACGGAAAATGAAATGCTCCAGTCACTTGGCTATAGTAGGCATAGACAGGAGAAGTGCTGTACCAATATGGGTCAGGGCATATGATACTGATTTGTCCACTTGTGAGGGTATCAAAGTTGCTGACCTCACAGGTTTCCACGTAGCCTTCTGCATACACGTCTATTCCGGCAGTCTTGTAATACACTTTGATATATCGGGACGGCTTGACTACACGATACAGCAGATGTCTGCGTTTTTCAATATCAATTCCCCGCATCTCAAAGGAAATGACCACATTCCGCTTTTCAATGAAGGCGTTGTTGAGGTAGCTACCGTCCATACCTGCGTAGGAGGAGGTGCTGATCGTACCGGGCGGTAGAGAAAGCCCCTCGATCTTTGAGGTCATATATTGGTTTGCAGTTGCCGTCGTATCGATTTGATCTCCGGCTTCATTCTCTAATATAAGGCTGAAAAACATGATGCACCCCCTTGTTTTTTCTATGGAATTGATGTATAATACTTATATAAAAGACTGAGAGGAGTTAAATATGAAACAGATTCAGATTTGTGATTATTTATTTATGTCTTGTGATGAAAAAGATAAAGAGCACCTTGTAAATGACTTCATAAAGAATGAAAGTGTGACTTTCCTCGAATACTATCAGTTTTTGTTAAAAGGTGGATTTGATGAACTTGAAAAGCAACTGTTTAAACACATTAAAATCAAAAAATGGCCATCAATAACGAATGACGATATTATTTGTAGCATTCTCCCAAAATCAGAACCAGATCGAATTAATAAGAGGAAAAAGAAAGATTATTATATAGCAAATGCGTACTGTGCATTTGAGGTATTGAAACAAATATACACTGTAGAATTATATAATGAATTAAAAAATATTTCTTCAATATACTATTTTACATACTACCTTATCCTAAAAAACATCATGCAGGATTTAGACCAGCTTAAAAATTTATATAGTATAGAAATTGAAAATGACCTCAGTTATCCTGCTTCTGTAAATATACCAACCCATATAATGGAACTTCATAATGTTTTACGCCAAGCCTTATATGGAAACATCTCTTTCCACTCATTTGTTGATTATGAAACTGCTGCACCAATTGCTGTGATTAGACAAATTATTGAATTGCGTATTCGGAGAGCAGTAGGTGTTCTGGGTTATATTGATGAATCGAGTAATAACATCTATCCTTTGAAAATGACAAAAGTATTTGAAATAATAAAAAAATATCCAGATATTTCATTTCCAAATCAGTTGACTTACCTTGAGCGAATATATCAATGGAGTAACTTGTACATCCATTCCGGCAAAGTGGATTTTGCGTGGATTACATTTTTCCTAGAGAAATATTTACGACCCTTAAGTTTCGGAAACAAAAAAGATGATGGGAACTGGAGTTGTTATAATGCAATTACTGTAACTAGAGAAACATTAGATAAAATTAAAGAAGATATCCAAGAGCTAAATCCAAGCTTTCAGCTATTAACGTGTAGTCCTGAATGTGATCTTCTTGAATAACAGGATTAAAGAATCTGTCTCCACAAGAGCAACGCTCATTGATTAAATTATTGAGCGTTGCTTGTGAAGAAGATATATTTTATATATTCAGCGCATTCCTCGTCATTCGATAAATCTCCAGCCGTGACAGTGCTTTCGGACTATTATTCGTCTGATTCACTGTCCGGCTGTTGTCGTTATTGTAGTAGTTGTTGACCGTACCGCCGGAATTGCCGCCAACGACTGCACCGGAGATACCGTTCAAGCTGTAATTCAAATCAGAATCCATGGTTATCCGCATTGCCTGAGCAACGCCACAGACCGCCTTTTCCACATACTTCTTGCTCTTATTGATACCCTCAGCCAGCCCCCTCATAAAGTCCGGCATCCAGCTTTCGTAGTCCGTCAACGGGCCTTTGTCCGGTACAGAAAAGTGCAGGAAATCACGAATGGTATCTGCCACACCAGTGACCGTATCCGCCAGATTGTTTATCATGCTTTTGATACCGTCAATGATACCGCTGATAATATCTGCACCCCAGTTCCATGCATCAGAGGCAAGCCCCTTGATCCAGTCAACCGCCGCCTGAAATCCGTCCTGAATGGCAGTTTTTACGCCGCTAACCTTTGTGGAAACAGCACTTTTAATGCTGTCCCAGATGCTGGAAATCGTGGATTTGATAGTGTTCATGATGCTTGAAATCTTGCTGGAAATAGAATCCCAAACAGAAGAAACCACGCTTTTGATGCTGTTCAGAATGGGGCTCAAAAAGCCATAAATCGCATTCCAGACCGAAGTTATCACGGACTGAATCGCACCAAGTACTGTGTCAATGGCAGTTTTGATTCCATTCCATATAGTTTCAAAAGTGGTCTTAATACCCTCCAGAATTGGCGTCAGAAATGA